CAATGGATCAGACTTTCGGTGATATGTCCTGCTAACCAGAAATATCAAACCTTTCTCGTGGGCATCTAGGTATTTCTTCCCTACAAAACCATATACGATTGGTATCAGGTGGTTATTACATATAGGGCACATGGGTATATCTTATTATAGCATTATTGAAGGTTTAAGCCTGTCCCCGCCCATATTGCGGATAGGCTTGTTATTACACTGGAAGATTACGGTCTTTGTTTGTCTACCCACCGATTTTCTAATTCCACAATACGTTTCTTAAGAGGTTTGAGCATATGCAATACTAAAACAAAATCTAGGGCTAAGCCCACAACCAATCCAACAAAAAACCAAAGCACTCCCATGTTTACTCCTTAATCTATATCAATCCATTATATCGCATAGGTAGGATACTAACCGATAGTGCCCTCTTAGGGCATAGGAAGGTTTGCTACTTCTATTTTGCGCCGAACTTTAAACTTCTATTTTTGCCTTGCCTTTACTCTCGAAATTTGACTTGACAAACCTTTCAAACCTTTGTATACTTATAATGCTTAACCAAAGCCAAGACGCAATATGAGAGCCTGACAGCGTCTATAAATTACTGATCAGGATAGGACCTGGACAAGTCTTAAAACTGTCCCCTCTCTTTATTTTGACATAAAGGTTTGATATCATTGTTATATGGTAAATTTATTATTCTTAATTCCCGCCTTTATTCTTGGCTATATTGCCTGTTATGTTTTCATGACATGGGGTCTTGATCAAGATGGGGTTTGGATATCAATTGAAGGCCCTGAAGATGATGAGTAATCTCTTAAATATTGTTCTTGCAATATGTATCTCAATAGGGATTATCAGCATTATTAAGAAATACTAACCAATAGTGCACCGTTAGGTGCATAGGAGGGTTTGCTATTTCTATTTGTCGCCGAACTCTATATCGCCGAAATACAATGATATACTAATCTAATGGCGTTACATAATTTAATTACTTTAAGCAATTCATCTACAACCCGCCTAAGCCCAAATGGTGTTCATGGCGGAGTAGACATTACGATTCAAAATGTTAACGACTCTGGATATATTTATATAGGCTCAAACAGTTCTGTTGCCTCATCAGATTATGGATATAGAATATTACCAAACCATGCTATCTCTTTTGAACTTCCAGGAACAGATTCTTTATACGCTATTGCTTCTAATAATGGAATGAATGTAGCAGTAATGATAACAAACCTAGAGCAAGGTTCATAATGGCACGATTTACTCATCCTGGAACTGGTGATGGATCTGGAATCCCTGGGCCACAAGGTCCTCAGGGTGAACAAGGAATACCAGGCGAGACAGGCCCAGCAGGTGCTGATGGAACAGATGCTCTTTGGAATTTTACTGGTGCCTATAATCTTGGCGCATCTTATGCCGTAGGTGATGTTGCAACTTATAATGGAGAAACTTGGTACCGCATTAACTCAAACGGAGGTAACACTGGAGATACTCCAGCAGAAGGAACGTTCTGGACTTTAATTGCACAAAAGGGTATTGATGGTGCTCAGGGACCACAAGGTGAAACTGGTGCAACAGGGGGCTTTGGATCTCGTGGATCTTTTTATGATATTCAAACTCAAGAAATTATACAAGGACAAGAATCTATTGGAATTCCAGTTTTAATTAGACAAATAGATAATGATGCAACAGGTGGGTTTACTGTATTAGATAATAGTAAAATAAAAGCACAAAATGCTGGCACATACAACTTTGCATTTTCATTTCAGTTTCATAATGATGGTGGTGGGGGAAATGGTCAAACCGTTGAAATCTGGTTTACTAAAAATGGTACAGCAATTTCAGACTCTAACACACGTATTGCAGTAAACACTAATAGCCCATATGTTGTTGCTGCATGGAATTTTTTCCAAAAATTAAATGCAAATGATTTTATTCAAATTTATTGGGCCACAGATAATCATCATATTAGAATGAAGTATAATACTGGTGCTATGGGTGGTCCAGCAATACCGTCCGCAATTATTACTGTTAATCAAGTTGGCTAGTTTTAACTTGCTTATTTTTATTCAGTATAGTATAATGGATATATAATGTCAGCAAATAGAATGGTCATATGTGATTTGTGTAAAAAAGAAATTCAAGTTAGATCTTCTTTTGCTTTTTATACATTACAAGCACATTTAAAGGAACATAAATGAAAAAAAATAATAAAAAGATATCTCAAAGAAAACAAAAAAGGTATCTAAAGAATAAAACTAGGCTAAAGAATAAACCTCAGTATAGCAAATTTGAAAGACAGCAAGAGTTTATAAAACAATCATTACGAACTGTCGTTTATAACGCTTTTGCAGAAAAGGAGAATAACAATGGATAATAAAAAGGCTACTAAAAGTGTCCTATTTTTATTATATCTAATAGTTTCATTTGCTATTGTGACTACACTACTATTCTAACATTATTATGATATAATAACTAGATGACTATAATACACTTTACCGCTGAATGGTGCAACCCTTGTAAAAAAATAAAACCAATTATAGATTCATTTTTAGAAAATAGATCAGACATTAACTATATTTTAGTAGATGTTGATGCTCATATTGAAAAAGCAAGAGAATATTCAGTTCTTTCCGTTCCTACTTTATTATTTGTTAAAGAAAATATGGTAGTTTCACATAGACACGTAGGACTAATAACCAATGAGCAATTAATAGAATATACCAGTTAAATATTTTTATTATATTCGTAATAAGTTTTGCCAGTTGTTTCGTCAAACTGAGGTAAACTAGGTTTATTAACTGTATCACTTAAAAAATTCATAATAATAGCCATTCTTGGAACTTTTTTAAAATGAACAATATGATCCGTAAAGGCAGGAACAAATATTGCTTGACCTGGTTTTATTAAATATTTTTTGTTATGTACGACCCATTCTACTTCTCCGTAACATTGAAGATATAGGTTATCGGTTTCATCGTTATGTAAACTTGGTTCGTGATGAGCCTTTAAAGAAAATTCATTTATAGATATATAATTATCATACATGATTTTTTGTATATCGCTATAATCTTTATCAACAACAACATCATCTAACGTTGCAATTGTTGTGGCTGTTGTTATTCTTTTTTTAGGATGAACCTCTTGTATTTTTTTTGCTAAATGTCTAATCTTAGTTTCAATAAGATGAATATGGTCAAGATAAAAATTATTTTTATCCATAAAATGAGCATGACCTTTGGTGCTATGAAATTTATTATTTTCTCCAGAATCTGGCTTTTCCAAATTAATTCTAAATTGTCTAGCAACATCTGCCCAATTTGCCAATTTATTTAAATCCGTCTCATAGTCTGGTATAAAAATAGGTATTTTATTAATTATAGAATTCTGTATAATTTCTTTATTAATATAATCACTCATATTTTAATTATATCATAATTCATGCTATAATGATAATATGTTAAATAAAGAAGAAGTGCAAATAATAAAGGGTCAACTAGAAGAGATATTGTTTGATCTTGGCAAAGAAATCAAAATTTTAAGAATAGATAATCAAAATATTATTTTAGACGTACCCTATAGTGAATATATAGCAAAAATAATTGATACCATTAGTGAAAAAGAAAGCAATGTGAATACAAGTGTTTAAACAAACTACTTTTAAAAATATAAATACATTTAAAAATTTAAAAGATTATCAAAAGGGCTGTCTTATTCTTGGGGGAATGCCAATAGGAAATAAGCAAGATCTTCCCATTAGAATGCTTGAAGTAATTCCTCAGGCAGATGTTGTTGTAACTGAAAATATAGAAATTTTTATAGAACTTTGTAATAACTATAATTTAAACCATACAAAAGATATAATTTTATTACAATACGATGGAAGCCATATAGAAACTTTTGACAAGACTTTAGAACATCTTAAAAATAATAAAAAAGTTTTAATGATAAGTGATTGTGGGATGCCTACAATAACAGATCCTGGAAGAGAAATTGTAGAACTAGCAATAGAAAATGATATAGTTGTAACATCAATTCCTGGGCCCAATGTAGCCATAACAGCATTAGCCCTATCTGGTTTTCCTACAGGAAATTTTCATTATTACGGATATTTGCCTAAAAACATTTCAGATAAAAACAATATTTTAAATAGTTCAAAAACCTTATACTCGACTGTAGTTTTTTTGGATTCTAAAACTCGAATAATAGAAACAATAGAATCTATTGAAAATATTTTTGGATCTGATTCTTGGATTTTTATTGGAGTCAATATGACTATGCATAACGAAACGTTAATTTATGGTAATCCAGAATACGTAAAAAATGAAATGATTAATATTTTAAAAAATGATGGGTTTATATGGATAGTAGGATGTATTCATAATACTCCCTTTAGTCCTGGCCCTACTACTTATTGGACATCTATAGATTAGTTATGATATAATATTTATGTACCTGCTCGAATGAGGGGTGCAAAACAACTTGCTTAAAAAGGAGAAAAAAATGGTAAGTACATTCGCTTTGGATCTTTTTAAAGATCCATTTTTTATTGGCTTCAATCGTGAATTGGAGCGTTTTGGTAATCTGCATAAGGTAAATAGTCAGTCATACCCACCTTATGATCTTTTAAAACTAGATGAGGATACATATAGACTTTCTATTGCTGTCGCTGGTTTTTCAAAAGACAATATTGATGTTTCTGTAGATAATGGAACATTAATTGTTAAAGGTGAGATTACCGAAGTTTATGATGCTGAAGTTGTTCATAAAGGAATTGCTGGTCGTAAATTTACACGATCATTTGCTCTTGGTGAATACATGGAGGTTACTGGTGCAGAAATGAAAGATGGAATGCTTCATGTTAGCATTGATCGTATTGTGCCAGAGGAGAAAAAACCTAAAACAATTAAAATAAAGTAATACAATATAAGTGTCGGGGGAGACAGCGACATTAAATATCTGGCGAGCCTCACGTAGGACCTTGGGATGGATTAGTTACCTCTCTCATATTGGGCCAAAGTGCTTGAATTCTGCGTGAGGCTCTTATAATTTATTGATATAATATATTTATCTATGACTAAAAAAGAATTGGAACATAGACGAAAGAAAGAGTTTAGAGATAAACTTGCCAAAATTAAAGAAATGGCTGGTTGCATGGATTGTGGAATCAATAATCCTATAATATTAGATTTTGATCATATTAAAGATAAAAAATATAATATTTCTCAAATGATTAGAGATGGATTTTCATGGAAAGCAATTGCCAAAGAAATAGAAAAGTGTGAAGTGGTTTGCTCTAATTGTCATAGAATTAGAACTTATAATAGAAGGCATAATAACTAAATATTTTTTTTATTTATTTTATTAATTAAAAAATTATATTTTTCTAAAAGTTGAGGTCTTAAATCACTATTTAAAAATATATCTTTAAACTTATAATATTCTTCTGATTTTGTTTTAACAGGTCCTCTATTGGCACGTTCATACCTGTCTTTTTCTTCTAATTGCCATCTTTCATGTATTACTTTATCTATTTCTTCTATTATATTTTTATTAATTGGTAAATATTTTTCATCAATTTTTGAACATATTGTATCAATTACAAGATCTACATTATTTACTGTATCATAGAAAGAAAAAACAAGCAAATTCTCAAAATTATTTATAGTATTATCTAAATATGACATATATTCTAAAGATGTAGAATAAACAGATTGATTCATGTATTCAGTTGTATCTTCATATAAATCAAAATTTATTTTACTTTTTGATGGTATATTATCATATACATCAAGACCAACTCCAGAATAAATTTTATCACAAATAGAAGGAATTACTTCATCTGGATTTCTAATTATTGTTATTTGCAGTATATCTTTAAATATTGCTAAAGTTGTAATTGGAGAGTGGGCCCAAAGTATAAAATCTTTTCTATTAGAATATTCTCCATATTCGCCATTATTTATAAAATCTGTTCTTTGATAAACTATTCTTAAATATTGCAACAATCTGGCCATACCAGTTCTAGGGCTAGAGTTTAGCAATATTTTCATTTTTTAACCTTTTTGTTTTTCTTTTTAGTAATTGACTTTACAGGCTCTTTAATTTCCGTTTTAATATATTCTTGAACATATTTTTCGGCTTCTGCAATTAAAGGCAAATATATATATGCAGGACTTATAGATTGAATTCCATCATAAGTGCCCCAAGTTTGTTCGTTGCCACAATTTGTTGAACCTAGAATATAAGAAGCAGGACCTACATAAAATCTAGTTTCATTTTGTTCAATAAAGACTGGAGAACCAGAATCTCCATCGCAGGGGGTTGAGCCATTTTTTACAATTCTTAAATGTACTGGATATTCATATGTTCCGCTACGACCCCATTTGCCTCTATATTCGTTAATTGTTAGGTCTGCTTCTGCTTGATCTATTAATTCAAAAGTTGCTTTACTAGGAAACTGAGCAGCAATACTTCTATTTGAAGACTGTAAGCCAAAACCAATTAAAGTTGCCTTGGTTTTACTTTTCTTAAAACCTTCAATATCTTCTTGAGTTGCAATCTTAACTTTATTATTAAAAGGTAAAGGTTTTGAAAGAACTACAGCAGCAAAGTCTTCATTATATGCCCAGGATCCATTTGTCTGTTGCCATTTAAAATTTTTTGGCCTATAAATTTTAACTGATTTAACTGATTCTTTATACATTTTATCTACAGACCAGGCATAGACTTCTGTGTCTTTTAATTCGTATATTTCAAAACTAGGTAACTTAACTCCATAAGTACAATGTGCAGCGGTAAGCAAAATTCTTGATGAGATCATAAATCCCCCGCATCCACCATGATTATCAAATCCAACGGCAACAGCGTTGGGGTCTTTAGTAATTAATTCTCCATTTTGAAGTGCGTTTGCTGGCACAATAGAAATAATTAAAAAAGATATTGTAGATAATATTATTTTTTTCATAAATTAAGTATATCGTGTTTACTTTCTTTTGTCAATAAAAAAGGCCACACATTTCTGTATGGCCTATTTATTTTTATTTTTACTTCTTTTTAGGCTTTGGCTTAACTATTCTTTTTACTGGAGCCTTTACATTTTTTAATGCTGCTTCAACTGCATCTACAGTTGGCAATACTCCAAAAGCCTTATCATTAGGATTGACGGCTCTTAATAAAACGGGGGCTAGTGCAGCCACCAGAGCAGTCCAAAGATCCTTAGGATCGGTTACTCCAGCCATATAAAGGGCAATTCCAGCACCAAGGACAGAACGTCCGTATGATGCACCCATTGCCTTTAATTGATTTGTATCTAGTTCTTTTGCCATGTTTCTCCTTTGTTTGACAATTGTCTTACCCCGCCTTTTGAGGGGGTATATATAGTATACACCCTAGTAAATATATTTTCTAGGTTTGTTAAGTTCTTTTACTATTTTTTTTATTCTACGCTTTTCTAGCATTTTTTTAATAAATTTAATCATTTTAGTTCCCATCTCCTTTTGATTTCTTTATTAAAACCATTATACCAATATTTATGATATATATTTCCATAGTGACCATCTCGTTTTTCTGTATCTCCAGGTTTAATTTTATTTGTTTTTATATAATCTTTAACATAAAGTTCTATTTTATTTTTATCAGCCATTGGTATATAGTTATCTTCAATTCCCATAGTTAAATAATTTATATGATCTAATTCGTCCCAAGTTGACCACAACATTTTTATGTTATTATCTTTACAAAAATTTTCAAATAAATTCCAACTAATTTTAAAATTTATTAATAATTCAAAATATTGTTTTTTATTTATAAAATTGTTTTCTGTTTTTTCATCATCATTAAATAGTATTTCTGGATATTTCTGTTTATAAAACCATTGACTATATTTAATATCCCATTCATAAAATCTGCCAACGTTTGGCAATAATATAAATAAAAAATCTGGTTTTTTATATTTATTGCAATATATTAAAAAATTAGATATTACCTTTTGCCAACCATAGCCTGCTTTTGCTATACTATAAAAACCAGAAACATTATTATTATTTTTTAAATTATTATATAAAGAATAAGCCCAAGTATCTTCTATATTACCGCCAACACCTTCAGTCTGTGAGCATCCAGCAAAAAGTATATGAATGCCATCATGATCTTTTTTAAAATTATCACATCTAAAAAAATCATCATTGTATACATATTTAATGCTACCATCGTCTTGATCATCTTTAATTTTTTCAATAGGCAACTTAGTTAAAATTTTATTGTTAGTTTTGCCTTCAGCCCAAGTAATATCAAAGTCATTTAAAAAAATATCTTTTGTATTATGACCTATTGCTTCGTGATTAATAAAAAAATTTAAACTCATTCAGATACTTTCTTTAAATAGATATCGTAAAATCCTAAAACATGAAGAGCAATTGCATCAACTTCCCAATTTTTATTAAAATGTAAAAATTCATTAACAACTTGATATGTTGCATATGGCTTGTCTTCTATAATTCCATCGTAAATTAAATAATCATTAAGACCAATAATCCCATTTACTGCAACCAACTTTTCTGCAGCATGCAGTGTTTGTCTTACTGGCTTTCTATCATTTGTAATATCTATATATATATAATCAAATTTTTTATTTAATTTTGATAAAATATCTTCACTATGTCCTTTTATTAATTCTACATTTTTAAATTTACTAAATTGATCTGCAATATATTCCATATGGTTTGACTCATTATATTTCATTTCATGTTTTGGGGTACACTTACACTCACCAAATTTTCTCCATGACCAACATTTAAACTCTTGATTAAACCAGTCAACCAGTGTAATAGAATCAGGGGATAATCTATCTGCAACCATTAAAGAGT